CGAATGTCACGTGACTGCTTTGGGTGTACGAACTGTACGTATGTCTCACCTAAGCGAGGGATGTTCTTACCAGCAAGGGTAAGAGCAGCATCCTTTACAGCACCTGTTGACAACTTGAAGTTACCATCTAGGTCTGAAATCTGTGTTGCTACTGTACCTTCGTTGTACCAGTCATTAACACCCTGTACAGATGAGCGGTCGTAACCGAACACTGCTGATGTTGCTGCTGACAGTGTGTTGCGAGCCTGTACATCTAGGTACTGTGCCATGTGGCGACCTAGAAGACGTGATGCTGACGCCATAACATCATCAAATGATGCGTTAAGAAGTAGTTCAGAAACTGCTACTGCGTAGCCGTGTTCTGCAACTGTGATTGCGATCTGCTCTGCTGTTAGAGCGTTGGTTGTCATACGAACACCTTCAGTTAGAGGTGTTGGATCGATACCAAAGTTCTTGTAACGGAGGAAGTTAACGCGGAGACCAGGTGCTACACCTAGTTCTGTCTTCTTAACTGCGAATTGCTCGAAGCGAAGAATTGGCATTGCTTGGAACAAGATTTCCTTGCTCCAGATTGTTTGAATTGCTTGGTTCAAAGATGAGTTTGAACCTGAGTATGCTGTAGGCGCTCCTGCGAGTTGCCCAGTACCTGTAATTGCACTTGCCATTTAGGTCAAGTCCTTTCTTAATGAGTTAGTTGGAAGGGATTACTGATCGAACAGTCCCTGACCACGATTGCTGGCGGCAGTGCCAAGTAATTTGGCTCTTTGTTTCGCATAGTCGGCCATTGTCATGTCCCGAATTGCATCGGGTGTATACGATTGTTGTGACGAGTCATTATCGAGGGGTCCTGAGGCAGGTGCGGTAATTCGAGTACCTGCCATTTGTTGCTTCGCATTCTGCATGGCTGCTTGTGCAGACTGCAAGATGCTTGAAGACTTGTCTTTGAGAGTAGCGATGCTGCTCTCAATTTCATCGGGAGTATTACCTTGGATCAGATCGATTAGTTCAGGAACAATATTGTCACGCTCTTGTTCCAGACGATTCTGACGGTAATTCATAAGTTCTTGGAACCTGCGCTCTTGCTCTAGTAGAGCAAATGCACGTTCTCTTTCAAGACGTTCGTTCTCTAGTTGAGAACTAAATTCTTGCTCCTTCTTTGCGAGGAGTTCTTTGAACGATAGGTTATCTTCTTCTTCTTGCTTACGCTTTGCCTCTGCCTCTTTTTCAAGAACGAGTCGAAGGTTTTCACGTTCTGCTTCTTTGGCTGCTGCTTCTTCAGCACGAGCCTTTGCAGCAGCAAGTTCTTCTTTCATCTTTTCCATCTGAGGATATAACTTTGCTTTTTCTTGCTCACGAGCCTTAGCAATGTCATCTGCGGTATACACAGAACTCACCTCATTCTGAAAAACTTCTTGTGCTGTAACTGCTTCTGCTAGTTGCGGAGACAGTAGGTCAGCGGTTTCTACTTGGTTTTCCATAGTAATCACCTATATTTTCTGGGTCTTTGTCCGAATGCCTTGCGGCGTATCACTGGGTTTTATTACGAGATAATTGCATTACATTTCACTACAAAAATCTCGGTATACTCTGATTTTTTATCAGAATCTTCTATTCTTTATCAACCGATCTGCGCTGTGGGATTTTAGTTCCGTAGGCATCTGTGACAAGTTTGTTCCGCAGTTCTGCTTCAGCCTGGACTTCGATTCCCTTAGTCTCTTGGCTTCCTGGGTTCTGTGGGTTACCTGCATCTTGTGGTCCCATCATGCCATCACCCATCACATCCCCATCACCCAACATCGTTGGCTGCATTGGGATAGCGGAGTTGCCATCAGGTCCTGGCATCATTCCAGTCATGTCCATGATCTGCTTCTGGATCTGGATCTTCACAAGTTGTAGAGCGCCATCAGCCTGAGCATCAGTAATAAGTTCTTGACGAATCTCCTGCAACTTCTCCTCTGGGAATTCCTCACCAAGAGTACGAAGTGCACCTTCTTTAGACTCAAGACCCATACCCAACTTAGTCTGGATTTCGTTGAGCGCAATCAACTTGTCAAGAGGCAGTGGCTGTGGGAAGTGAGCATAGTTCATGTACGAGATAGGGTCGTTAGGATCAAGCATAGGTAGTTGACCTGGCTTAATAGGTCCATCTACATCTGGGTTGTACATCATCGTCTCTGGTTCTTTGAGGTACAGAGTACGAAGTGCTAACTCGTTGATTCTTTCAATACCCTTGCCATACTGGGCTACCTTTTGTGAGTAGCGATTCATCAATGGCTGATACTGGATAGAGAGTGCTACACCTGAGGTGTTAGAGATCGCTTGAACTTGTCCCAGTGCGGTTTCTGGGATGTTCATAAGTTCATGCATTGAGCGCTTTAGAAGTTCGAGGTACTTCAAAGCACCATCAATACCTTGGGCGCCGCCTTCAAGATTGAAGACTTGAGCATCTTTTGGAAGACCGCCCCAAACCTTCTTAGCACCCTTTTCCAAGTTAGAGGCTTTAGCACCCACGATCACTGTCACTGGCGATGCGTGGTAGTTAATGATGTCAGCGACATCAGTGCTAATTTCGTTATATGCACGGTTGATAGTGATGATGTCGTGTGCGTCCGAGAGACCCCACGGCGATCCTGAAACAGGAACATTAGGTATATGTACCACTGGGATTAGTCCTAGTGGATTTGGGCGAGAGTCAATCAACTCATCGTTGACGTACTCTTCGATAATGTCGTCAGTCAAAATCTCAGTATAGGTAAACACTTGACGTGTACCTTCTAGTGACGTTCCCCAGAAACGATACTTCTGCTTGAAACGCAGTAGGCGTGTGCGATCGTGTGGGTGGAACTCAGGAAAACAGAAAGAAGAGTTCATCGGTAGTAGACGAACACGGCCAGGATGGAAGTGACCAGCAGAGTCTGTCCATGGTTCTTCGTATGCGACCTTTACAAAGCAGTCACCAGTGATTCCGCCTTGCTGCCCCATTTCAAGTAAGACACGCATCTTGTCATTGTCTACTTCCCAAATGCGCTCTAAGCGATCTGGAACAATTGCTTCTGTTGCTTTAGGTGAACGGAAATGTATGCCGTTACCAAAGGTAAACCGTGAAAGATAATCATCGAATGCACGGTAGTAGTTAACCGCAATCTGCATCTCGCCTTGCTCACGACGATAACCCCAGTGATGACCAAGATACATAGCCCAGTTGAGTGAGTAACGATTAAGTCGAGGACCATGTACTTCAAACTCTTCATCAGCAAGTTCAACCAAACCAAGTGGTGAAATTGAGATTGTTAAATCGCTGGAGGCTGCTCTATACGATGGAGGGCTAAAATCAAGAAACGACATTACTTCTTCTTATCTTTCTTAACTTCTTTTTTATTAGATAAATGTTCAGATTTTTCTTTATCTTCTTTTTTCTTAGCCATTGCAACTTTACGTGTTGCTTCAGTTGTCTCTACAAACTGGCCACCACTCTGGATGTACTTCTTATGAACCCAAGCAGATGCTCCTGGATTTGGGTATGACGAATACTTAGCACGAGCCATAGCAACAATAGTTGCGTACAACTTTGGGTTTGCTGGTTTCTTCATATCTCCTCCAAGGATAGCCTAACCACCCTCACACTAGTGTAAGGGTGGGTCGGCGTACTTACTAAACTATTAGTCGTTTACGACTGTTGGTGACATGCGCTGTGTGCGGCCACCTGAACGGACTACAGTCTCAAATTGAGCGCCTGAGTAGTCATTCATTGTTCCATGTGCAAATTCACCAAGGAATGTTGGTGCTTCTGTCCATGATGCTGATCCAACATGTGCACGCTCTGAGAGAGTCTCAGCAGCGGTCTTTGTGTGTACTGGTGCATTGCGGTTTGGACGGCCAGGTGCTGTTGCAGAACCTGACATCATTCCTACCTGGAAGTCTGCTGGCACATCTGTGTCAGTTGCGACTCCTTCTTCAAAACGTAGTGGTCCACGGCGTGTTGCGTTGCCAGACTCTTTCATTTCGTAGATCTGAGGTGCACGCTCTGGAAAGCGAGGTGCTGGTGAGATTGTCATATTTACTCCTTAAGGATGTATTGGAAAGGCCTTTTCCTAGTACATAGTTTCCACCCTTTTGGGCGAATTGTGTTGTTCAACTAGAAAAAAGGATTACTTGATGCAACAACCTCTGGCATGACCAAATCCTTAGTTAATGAGCAGGCGATAGCCAAAGAATCTACAAAGTCATCGTGTGCATAGGATTCATCAGGTGCAGCCACTAAGAAGTTAGGTCCTTTGTACTGTACTTCGGCATCCACCATCTGCTGGTAAAAACGCTTCCAAGTACGAAGTCTGCGAGTTTTTGCATGGGCTGGCCATGCAAGCATCTTTCGTTGAATGAGTGCTTGAAGATGTTTCCAACGACCAGATTGCTCACTAGGGCTAGAGGTTAATGGCATCACCTCTGCTCTAGGGATCAATAATTTCAAACGCTGTGCAACAGCATCTCCTACACCGTTAGCATCTACGCCAATAGCAAGGACGTCGTAATTACTAAGAAAGTTTACGATCTGGAAGTATTGTTCTTCCCAATCGTCTCCCTGCATCTCTAGCCAGTTAAGGACTCGGTGATCAAAATAACCAAACTCATCAGGACGATCCCAATCAACCCAAACCACAGTAACGACTGTAGAGTCAGTTTTACGAGCAGGGTCGATGCCGACAACGACTGGGGTTTTATGCCATACCTTAACCAGTTCCTGAGAAGTGTCCCCCAGGTCGTCCATAATGTTCGAAGTAACAAACATGCCTCGCTCAAGAAGCCATTTGCAGTTGTACGACATTTGAAATTCATCTGATTCCTCACCAATACGTAGCATTTCTTTTCTAATAAATTTTTCATAGTTATCGTTATACTTTGCAACATCTTTCCAGTCCCATTGGAAATGGTTCTGTCTATTACCACGAGTCGTCTGACGACGTCGGTTCATCTGGATTGCTTTGTAGAAGTTGTTTTTACTTGTTGTAGGTGTTCCAGTCTTGACCATTGTTCCTGCGTAGTACGCAAGCATTGGTGAGATTGATTTAGATACAACAAAGTCATCTGCCTCTTGGCACTCATCGATAACGATCAGATGGAAAGACTTAGACTCAATCTTTGCACGAGGGTTTGCAGTCATCATTGTGATTGTAGAGCCTGACTTCTTTAACTTAATCTGACGAGTTACACCGCCCACACGAGCAGTTGAGTCGTCAATCTCAGGATCACCAAGGATCTCCAATGCACGCTCTGAGGTAAGGCGTGTGACTGTTCTACCAAATAATGTTTCAGCCTGTCCTTCAGTCGGTGCAAATAGACCTACCCATAAGCCGTCTTTAAACTTACCAAGTAAATCTGGGTATAACTTTGCAAGCCTAGGAAGTAGCACCATGAGTGTGGCTACTGTGTCAGCAACAGTCTCTGACTTTCCTGACTGACGTGATGCAAGGGCTGTAATCTCTTCGCCATCGTTAATGATGACAGACTCAATAATCCGACGTGCTAGTGGCTTCTGGTACGGGTGCAGATCATGACCTACAAGGACCTTAAGAAAGTCCATAATCTTCTCAATAAGTTTGTCAACAAATTGCTGGGACAGTTCATCCAGCGGTTCATCTATAAACTCAGCATCACCTTGTTCATCATTCTGATAGAACTCAGGGCTGATCTCCTCAAACTTATCTTGATCTACTGTCATAGGGAACTCTGTGAGCGTCGCTTTAACTCTTTGGCAATAGCGTAAAAGGCTTCAGCGCCCATCACTACCTCGTCAAGGTCTGCTTGACTCTGATGTCTCTGCCATGTGGATATGTTCTTGCCGATTGTAAACATTGCCTGCTCCATCCATAAGATCAAATCTGGAGTAGAGACCATCGACACTCGCTTCTCGATCCGAGTCTGGGGCTGGTGTCCAACCTGCTTCTTCCGTAAAATCATCGTATGTTACTTCCCGTCTTGCTAGTGCTCCGCTTAGTGCTTCTTCTTCCTCTTTCATGGCTCCCCACCTACCTAAGACTAGTCCATGGTACTTGGGTAATCGTACTATGAACGGAGTAGCAGTTCTGTACGGTTCTTCAATCTCTTGGCTCCAGCCACGTACAACGAGTTTATTGCCCCATTCATACGGAAACCTAGTTACTTGAACAAATACTGATCCGATGTTGTGTACCTTTGGCATCTACTTCTTTCTGGATGAAGTGCTGTACTGCTTTCCACGACTGCTTGTCTGAGAGATACGAGCATAACGATAGAACTCTTTACGCACACCTGCTGGGATAGAGCGAACATTAGCAGGTCCACGAGGTTTAAAGTCTAAGTACTTATAAATGTATTGGCCCTTTGAGACACGCTTCTTGAAGTTCTGCCACTCAGATGGAGTTACCTCATAATAGTTGTAGAAAGTTCCATCACGAAAGACTACTGTTAGAACTCCTCTTACTCTGTCGTAACCAGCCGCGACTGTGCG